ATTGGCGAGGTCGGCTGTGGCCCACGGTGTGGTAAGCGTGAGGATGCCAGCGTCTTCAATCGTGATGGAATCAACGATGCGCGGCGCGGTGTCGGTTGCTTCGAAATAGATGTAGACAACGTCGAGGTCGAGGCCGGGTGTGAAGGCAATGGAGTGGGTGCCTTCCCCGAGAATGGTTTCCTCGATGACGTTGTCGAGGTTCTGGTTGCCACCGGCGCGGAACTTCACCGGTCCCGTGTCAACGACGATCCTGAAGGAGTGTTCGATATTGCGGTTGGGCTTGGAGATGAAGACGCGACGGTAGGCGCTGGCGCTTCCGCCGCGGGCCGTCGCCGTCAGGGTCAGCTTGCCGCCAGAGATCGTGGACGTGCATCCATCGGTCGCCTCGGTCACCCATCCTGTTGAGGATGAGAAGTTGCCGTTGGTGACGACGGTGCTGATGTTGGGGCGGGTGAGAACTTCTAGGTCGCCGTCTTCCTTTGCGGCAATGTTCTGCGCGCGGAGGGCATCGAGGGCAGCGTAGGTGTTGGAGGTGTCAATGCCGTCGGCAGGAACCCAGAAGCGCATCGAACTGTTGGTGAGCTCAATCGCCGACACGTCGGTGTTGCCGAACACGAAGGGGAGGTAGACCGGCTTGAGGTTGGATCGGGTCGAGCCTTGATGCTTCAGACCAGCCCTCATGGTCATCGGGCCGAGGACGGTCGGTTTCCAGTTCTCCATGGTCTCAGCCGCCAAGCGCATGCGCTCGACATCGACGCGACCGAGAGACAGCCTTGAGACCTCGCCCCTGTTAAAGGCGAAGTAGGGGGCGTTGACTTTCCCCATTAGAAGGACTGCCGATCCCAGCGAGAGCCGCGACTGTTACCGCCACGCGATCTCACCCACGTTCCCTGCGGGGGGAACTCGGGGTGGTCTCCTGCGCGGTTCATCTCCCGCGCTTCCTTCAGCGCCTTCTTCTCGATCTCCATCAACAACTCGACATCCGTGTCGCTATTGTTGATGCGCTTTGCGGCACGAAGGGCAAGGCGGGCGACGACCCAGTCCTCGAAGACCTGCGTCCACTTGCCGAGGTCGAGACCGCCGAGGGTGGGGTGGTTGGAAACGTACTGGACATAGAGCGGGTCGCAGTCCGCGTACCACATCTCCCTCTCTTCAGCGATGTTGAGAGGCCCACCGTTGAAGGTCTCGACGTTGGAGATCTTGTAGGTGCGGACCCAGTCTGTGGGCTTCGCGAATGCGTTCTGAAATCCATAAGGAGGGGTAATGCTGTTCGACTTTGAGATCTCCGCCAGACGAAGGGCGAAGTCCCAAGGTGTGCGCTCCAGACAATACGATACGACGGGAGAGTAGTGGTCGTCCAAGACGCGCCTTGGCTCTGTGTCTTCTGTCAAGGACGACAGTTTGCGCTCGCCAAGATGGCCCAGTGCCTGATTGTAAATGCCAAGCTTCGTAGCGGCCATCGAGGGTATTCCTTAAGCTGCGAGGGACTTCGCGATCTGTTCCGCATGGGCGGCAGCTTCGGCTTCGGTCGGGAAGCCTGACGCCATGACGGCATTGTCGGCGACGCGCATGACGCGCCACTTCTCACGACCACCCCATGCAGCGACGTAGCCCTTTGGAACGGCGACGCCACGGGGGAGATCGTGGTATTCCAAGACGTAGGTCTTGGCCGATTGTTTCGTGACACTCAGCACGAGCAGTCGCGCGTAGTAGGCGCGGTCCTCGGTGCGGACGTGGATGACGTCACCGTCTGCCAGCTTGTTCGCAACGTGCGCCCAGGTTGACGGGTTGTCCTTGATGACATCAAACGGCACCCCGGCGCGAATGTTGACGGAGTATTGTTTGATGTCGAAATCTGCGCCACGAAAGTCATGGGGCAGGATCTTGTGGGTAGGCTTTGGAGCAACGACCACCGGAACTGGCTCGACTGCCGGGGTGACTTCAACGGGCAGATCCGTGACCTCAAGAGTGGTGGACACGGGCGGCTTCTTCTTTTGGAAAGTCATGTAACCTCTTTGGTTTGAGACAAAGAAAAACGGACGGAGCCGAAGCCCCGCCCGTCCTTAGTGAAGGCGATGATTAGTCGCCCGAGGTCGCGGAACCAACGGTGGTGCCGAGATCCAGGTTGCCCGCGCCGCCAGCCGTGACAGTGTCAACGACATGCACAGTGGTGAGCGGAGTTGCAGTGTCAACGAGAACGAAGGTGTCGGACACTTTCATGCCGAGCGCGCTCGCGTTGGAGATGTAGTCAGCAGCGTCTACCGTACCGGCAGCGTCGCCATCGACGTACACCCAGATGCGGCTGCCCGCCGGGCCGCCGATCCCCTGTGCAACAAGCATCGGGGGGTTAGTGACTTCATAAGCCATGGTGATGGCTCCTCTTCAGTCTGGTGTGTGGAAGGGTGAAAGCCAGGGCCGTCAGGCCCCAGCTATTGGACTTAGCTCAGGCCGAACGCCGAACCGTCGTGCAACATCTGCACGATGCCGGTGTTCTGGAGCTTCTTCGACCCCATGTAGATCGACGTGCGGCAGAACGAGTAGTCCTGCTCGTCGTCGTATCCGACGGCGGTCTTCAGGCCCGACGTGTCCACCGCGTGGCCAATGGCATTGCGGTGATAGACGTAGCACTTCTCAGAAGAAGTACCCACGCCCGTCAGCAGCGGGTGCAGCATCCAGTTGACACCGAACCAGCGAAAGTACCGCTTGATCGCGCCGCTGAACAGCTTGACATCGACGTATTCGCCGCTGGCAAACTCTTTCAGTTGCATGGCATGCGCCCACGCGCCCGGCGTAATCACGCCGAACATGTTCTCGGTCTCCGTGATGGGGACTGAGTTGTTGCCCAGATAGCCAAGCGCTTTCGCGACGAGGTTCACTGAGAACGTGGCAGCAGCACCGGTGTCGATGGTCGCGGTGTCAAGAGCAGCAATGATGTCGGTGTCGATCTTGCGATTGACAACGCCCATCGAGGTGTCCTGCATAATGCGACGCTGGTCGCCCTGTGACGCGAAGACGTTGAAGCCAGTCTTCTGCACGAGGTCATGCCATTCGGCGAGAGTTGCCGAAAGCTGCTCGTTGTCGTCGGAGCGGGCCGGGATGAGACCGTTGACGCCACGAGTGACGGCGGTCGAGCCACCGGAATCGGCAACGAGGAAGGTCGCGGTGTTGCCTTTTACGACGGCTTCAGTGACGGTTGTGGAGCGGAGAATGCTTTGCTTCTCTTCGAATCCGGCGATGTATTCCTGCCGGAATTGCTCCTGAAAGGCTGTTACAGCCATGGTTCACAAATCCTTTTGTGAATGGTTGAGGCTGCCTCTTCTCGGGTTGTCCCAAGCGAACCTTCTGGGTTGTCCCTTGCGGGGGCCATCCAGTTCGATCAGGGGCTTTGATTTGGCGGGGTGAGTGCGATCCGCTGCCGGGGCCTTGCGGGTTGTCCGGCTTGGATCGCGGGGTTAAGAGCGAGGTGGCTTTAAGCCGCCGCGCCGCTTCTCTTGTTGCGGACCTCGACGCGCTTGCGGTATTCGTCCTGCAATGCGTCGTTCCTGAAGTAGGCCGCACGGTCTGTCTTCATGAGAGCTTCGATCTCTCTGATACGGTCTTCGTTGCCCTTGCCCTGGTCGCCGGGGCCTGCGGGCATGAGCGACGCCATGGGATTGATCTCCAATGCCATGTTCGCCATCCACTTGATGATGTGCGGGTTGTCGCCAATGATCGAGCCGTCGGCCAGTCTCCCGGCCAAGAAGTTGTCAGCAGCTTCGGGCGGCATTCCCGCCAGGAGGTTCTTCACCGCATTCATATTGGGGACGAACTCGGGCCCCCATTCCTGCGCCAAGGCGGTCTTCGCTTCGCGCTTGAATGCGCTGTCGGCCTCTTCTCTTTCGGCGATCTTCGCGTCGTTGAGCTCGTAATACTTTGCCACCATGCCTGCGTATTGTTCCTTGGTCAGGTTGGCGGCTAGTGCAGCCTCAGCGAAACCAAGAGCCAGCGGCTTGTCGGCCTCACCGAGAACGATGCCCTCGGGAAGCGGGATCTCTTCAAGATACTTGTCGTGGCTTTCGGGCAGGCCTTGCTGCTTGCGCCATTCGGCGACTTGCTCAGGCGTCGCGTCATCGGGCAGAGCCTCCGGTTTCAGCACACCGGACGAAAGCTTCTCCTCCAGCGAGCGGTAAGACTTCAGCAGGTCGGCTGGTGATGCCATGCGGCTCAGACGGTCGAGCGTCTTCTTGTCTTCGCCCGCGAGCTTCTGCCGCCAGTCCTCGGGCCAGTCGGCTTGAAGCGCGACGGGAACGTCCTTGATTTCACCGCCGAGCAACGTGCCCTTCTGGTCTGCGGTAACGCTTTCAACAGCAGGGGTATCGGCCTGTGCCGGTGCCGCTGGTGTCGCAGGTGTCGTGGTCGCTTCGGTTACGACGGGCGCAACCGTTTCAGTCCCCGTGGCCTCTTGGCCCGTGGCAACGTCACTCATGTAGTCTCCTTGGTTAGAATGAAATCAGGCGGGTCGGGCGCTACTCCGACTGTAGCCCTGGCTTTCGCTCAGGCACTTGCTGGATTTGTCAGGGATCTGGCACCGCCAACTTGCGTTGGTTTACGCTTCACACGCCATAAGGCTAATTTCTAAGCGTGTACCCTTGGGAGAACGGTAGCCCCCGTCCCCAGCATTGTCCCCATCTCAGCGTGTCTGCTTTCCACGCCGCCACCCGAACTGGTTAATCGAAGAACTTCAACTGCTGCCGCACGCCGGGGAGCCAGTGTTTGTTCAGCCCCTGCGGGTCGTTCTTTGCGCCGACAGGCGCGTAGTTCGTGGCCATCTTTCCAAGATCACCACCGGCACGATTGAGGTTGCCGCCGATGGTCTTGACCGCGACGTCGATGCCCTTGTCGATGGAGGAGAAGCTCTGCTTGCTCTTCCAGTTGCTTTTCGGGTCCATGACGCCTGCGGGATTGTTACCTGACACGTTCTTGCCGTTGCCGGTCTCGTGCGCCATCACGGCGGCTGCCAGCTTCGGATCGATGCCAGCCTTTTCAGCCGACGCCCTGACGACGTCCCACTTGCCTTGAAGCGGCGTGCCCTTGAACTTGGCGTCGAATGCGGATGCTGCTGCGTCCTGATTCGGATTGCCGACCAGCGTTCCAGAACTGACCGTGGGTGGTGTCACGGGGTCGGGAGTGGGCGGAGCAACAACAGGCTCGACGGTCGGAAGCGGAGCCATCTCTGGAGCCGACACGAGCGTGGTGCTTGCCATGACGGGCGATGCAACCTCGGCAGCGCCTGCCTCACCAATGCCCATCATCATTTCGTGCGATCCGTCTTGGTTGATACGAGCTTCATTTGCTTCACGATCTGCTGCCCGACGTACTGCTTGGCGCAGGCGAACACCGTGTCGCGCTCACTGCCCGGCCTGTAGGGCTGGTCGTAGGTGCCGCACAGCGTGACGATGATCCAGTCGAGAGCCAGCTTCTGTTGGCCCTCGTTCGCATTACCGGCAGCAAGAGCCTTGATCGCTCCGGTGACGGCCTCGCTATAATCGGCTGGGTGCCAGGGGTGGACGTTCTTTGACGGCTTCGCCAAGTTACATCATCCCCGTTGCTTGAAGCTGCTGGATGCCAGCGCCCACTTTTCCAGCAACATCGGCACCGGCCCCAACAGTCTCGGCAAGCTGTGCGGCCATCTGCTGCTTCGCTGCCTGAGCCCTGCTTTCCTTCGCCATCTCTTCCGGCACCAGCCAGTCGGCGGGAGCGCCAGAGCCCGTAACCGCATCGCGGTAGGCTTTCGAGATGTCGATGTCGTGGATGATGCCGGGGTCAACACCAGCAGCAAGCTGCGTGACGTTGGCGACCTGCATGAAGGCCTCGGTCTTGGCACGCTCGAATGCCTGCTGTAGCGGGCTCTCGAACTGCCAGCGGATTTCCTGGGAGCGGAGTTCTTCCGGCATGCCTTGCAGCGGGCCAAAGAGATTGAGGTCCATGCAAAGCTGGAAGGTCTCTTCACAGAGCCCACCGTTGTATTCGACTTCCATCGGCTCGAACAAAGGAAGCGCACTGCGGATGTATTCCTGCACGCGCTGTTGTGCTTCCCATTTGGTCATGTCGCCGTCGGTCTCAGCGGCAGGCAGTGACAGCTTGGAGAGATAGAAGGCATCCATAAGCGCCTTCTCGATCTGCTCTTCCTTGCCCTCTCCCCAGCCAAGAGCGGGACCGTTGCGGCTATCCATGAGCGGCTCGATGGCCTTGCCCAGCTTTTCGTCGTACTCGCTGTCGATCCACGTCGTGCCGCCAGCGTAGACGTTAATGGCCCCGACAGCTTCGCGCTTGGCTACCAGTGGCGGGTCAACCGCCTTCTGCCCGGCTTCCAGCAACGTCAGCGAGATCTGCTGAAGCATGCGAGCATCAGGAAGGGCAATGATGGTTGCAGGCGAATAGGCATACTGCGAACCGGCAATGGTCACCCATCTCGGGATCACATAGCCAAGGCGTCTGCGCGGCTTGCTCTCAAGGACGATGTCGTTCTCCACGTCGAGGTAGATCGACACGAAGGGAAAGCGATCCTTGTTCTTCACCACGTCGTCGTAGTCGTCGGACGGCACCACGATGTGGCGGCAGTTGATCTCGCGGTACGGCTCCTGCTCGACCATCTTCACCACTGAAGCCGGTGCGGTATTGGGGAACAGTTTCACATACTCGCGCGCTTCCAGCTTGTAGTTGCGGTGGAAGACGTCGATCTGGTTCTCCGCATTCTCACACCACACGCAATCGCGGAGGTGCCAGTTGCGGTAGAGCAGGCCATCGAGATAGCGGTTTGGATCGACCGAGATCACGGTCTGACCGAAGGCGGCAAAGTCAGCGTCGCCTTGCTTGGTGGCGCGCACGAACTGAGCTTCCTTTGCGTACATGGCACGCATCTGCCACGCCGAGATCTTATCGAGAAAGTCGGCGTTGACCGAATCCTCGTTCAGCCTCTCGTCGTTGGTGCGGGCCTTGAACCACACCTTGCTGCGAGGGCGCAGCATCGAGGAGAAGGCGTTGGCAAGCTCGCGGTGGACGTAGACCGGCTTTGAGCTCATCAGGTGAGAGGCGAACTCATCACCGAGGTTATGCTCGCTGGTGAAGTCGGCACGCAGGGGATAGAACTGTTCAGCCAGCGTCTGCCACAGCGTCATCAAGGGCTCGCGCTTGGAGAACAAGCGGTTGCCTTGGTCACGCAACTCGCGTGCGCGGGTGAGGCTCATTAGAGGCCCAGCTTTCTCTTGTAGTAACCGGAAACGCCGCCGCCGATGCCCGTGCCGCGCAGGCCAGTATTGCCGCCTCCGACAGGGGGAGGACCGCCATGCCTGCGACCGTTAACACCCCCACCGCGCGAGCCGTCGCCGCGACCGTCAGGATTGACGCGACCAGATGCGAGGTGGTCACCGATGATGGTGGACTTGCGCCCGCCACGGGAAAGCATCTCTGCAAGCTGCCTGCGCTCTTCCGCCAGAACCTGGGGATCTTCAGGATCAGGCATCGGTGCAGGCTTTTGCGGCTTTGGCATCGGGGGCATCGAAGTTCCGCCGCCCATCAATCCACCCATAGGTTCGTTCCTTATTTCTTGGCGTCAGCCATCTCGATGAGATCTTCAATCGTTGACGGCGGCTTGCCGATGTGATCGATGCCAGCCGATGCCGCAAGCGTGTTGCCGCTGCGGCTCTGCAATAGGTTCGCCGACGGACTGAGCCGTGGCTTCAGAGGCGATGCGTGAGCGATGATGTCTTCAGGCGTCTTCGTCGGTCGATTGAGAAGCGGGCTATGGTGCCTGACGTCCTCGATGTTCTTCGACTTCGGAAACTTCTGCTGCATTCCGACCAGTGTCGGCGGTCCACCTTGCGAGGACGGTATGCCTGCAAGGTCCGCGATCTTCGACATTGGTCTAGCGCCTCTTCTTCAGTTTGCTGTAGCCAAGGTTGGCTGTTGCTTGTTCAGGCCCAGACTTGCGCCTGAGCATCTTCTTCTGCGCTGCGTTGCCCTCGCTCAGGGCCATCACCACCGCATCGCCTTTGCCGGGCGAGCGACCGATGCGCTTCTTGATGTCGATCTTGCTTTCGATCTGGATGCCGCGAGCGCTGATCGTGTATCGCGGCGAAGCAAGGTCGGCCCTCAGTTCAGGATCAGGCGGCAGCATCACTGCCGATCCACCCTGCTGGTCGGGGTCGAGCGCCTCGCGGAACTTCCACCACACTTCGGCGCGTTTATTGGCGAAGCTCAGTCTGCTTCCAAGGCTTGTCGCCACCGAGGAATTGGCACCGTTGAACGCGCGATGGTCGATGCCGTTGTCCTTCAACCGCATGATGACCTTGTCGCCATACCCACCACCAACGTCCACCACGACCGGCGCAGCGTCGCGCCTGTGGGTGATGATGGTTGCGGCGGCAGCGTTGCCATCGGCTGTGGTGCTGCCCCTCGACGTGACGAGCGGGCCGTACCACCCGCCGTGACGATAGGCGAGCTCCTGGGCGTCTTCTCCACCACCGGCTGGGTCGAACCCAATCGCGGTCATGGCAAAGGTCTTGAAGCCGTCCGGCTTCCAGCGGTCTTGTGCTGCGATGATCCAGCTTGTCGGTATCACCTGATACTCAGCATCGGATTGTCCGACGTCGAAGCGTCCCTCGCGCATCATCGTGCGGAGAGGCTCAGGCATGCCCTCGATCACGGCGGCATAACCGGTCTTGAGAAGGTCGGGATTGTCCTCTAGCCGAGCGGGAATAAATGTCCTTGATCTCGCATTAGGAAAGTCTCGACCAACCTCTTTGTCTTCACCGTCAACGACAGTGAACCAACGTAGCTCTCCCGGCTTGGCCGGGTTGGGATGCGTGGGGTCTAGCCACGGTCCCCAGTATTTAATGACCCATGTGCCTTCGGCAGAGATGGGTGGATTGCCCGTCGCCACGACGCGGCAGCGCTGTCCATCGACGGTGGACCTTAGCCACCCGATGAGAAAGCGGTACTGCGATTCGGTGAAGTGGGTGATCTCGTCGAAGCCCTTCAGATCGTGGGCTCGACCCTGGTACTTCTCTTTGTCCTGCTCGTATTGCACCGAGCCGAACTCAAGCTCGTTGCCCTTGGGCAGACGCCACGTCTTGTCCTGCTGGTTGTAGCCGTCGCGGGTGCCGAGCTGCCGGTGAACCTCATCGACGAGGCCCTTGATCTGCGGATACTCACGACGGAAGATGATCGACTTCTTGTGGTCCTCGATGGCGAGACCGCAGAGCAGGGCACTCTTGCCGCCGCCCGCGCCGCCGCCGTAGAACACCTCGTCGGCCTCGGACAGATAGGCGTCCATCTGCGGGCCGATATTGGGATTGAAGTAACGCTTCTCCTCGACGATCTTGCGTTTGATCGCCTGCTGGTCCTCCGCTGGTAACCCTGCAAAGCGGGCTATCAGCGCATCGATATCGGTCATTCAGCTTGGTCGACCATGTCGCGGTAGGCGCGAAGCACCTCTTCCTCTCTGACCTTGTCTTCGGTCGGAGAGATGACAGTCTTGAGGTACACACCATCGCGGAACTTCACCTCGATGGTCAGAGTATCAACCTTCTTGCAGGTGGTTTTGAGCATCAATCACCTTGGTTGGAGAAAACCCCCGCCAGCCTTTGGGGCCAGCGAGGGGCAGAAGCGGGTTTCGGGAACCGAGTGTCCCGTCCCACTATTAGGTGTTGGCCAGAGCAGCGGACATGACGTAGCGGCCAGACGGCAGCTTGACGCCAAGGAACGCGGCTTCCGTGCCGGTGTCAGTCCATGTCAGGTCGATGTCGCCATCAGCCTCTGATGTCGCAACGAAACGCTTCTTCGCCACCAGGGCGAGCAGAGCTCCGTCGGTGCCAATCGCGATGCCAGTGCTTCCTCCGGTCACGACATAGGCGAGGCGGTCAGCGGTGAGGAACATGCCGATCTCGACCTCGGCAACGTAGTCGATGTCGTTGCCCTTGGCATCTTTCAGTTGGATCGTGATGTCACGCTGGTTGGCCACGGTGGCACCCTCGGCGCTGACGGTGATGACAGCGTCGGCCACCTTCGACGTGATGTCGGTGCCGTTGGATACGAGGTTGTCATAGGCGTTGGACAGGCCAAGACGCCGTCCGTGTAGAGAAGCTACAGTCATGGTAATCTCCTAGTCGTGCTGTTGCAGTTTGCTGGTGGAGGATGGGCGGGATGCCCTATGACACCGTGTGTTCTGGAACGTTGGCGCTGCCTCTCAGCAGGTCAACGCTCCGCAGGCACTCGATGTAATTGTTGTATCCCTCCGACGACACGGCGATCACCCTGCCATTGGAGGCGATAAAGCGCCAGCGCCATTGCTTGCGAAGCAACAGGTTTTTGCGCGAAGAGTAAACTTCATATCTCATTGGTCACCATCAAGCAGTGGAATGAAAACAATCGCCAGCGCCATCAGGATGACCGGCAACGCCTCAAGGACCGGCATTAGTAACCGGTATTCCCGGCATAGGCCGTTCCAGGCTTGCCGAAATCCAGCGGGAGGAATTGCAGTTCAGTGTACGGAAAGCCGTCCATGATGTCGTAGCTTGGCGTGCCCGCGAAGATCGGTGCCCACGGATCGGGTTGGCCTTGCG